CAAGAAATAAAAGATGCAATAAAAGAAGAAAGAAAGAATGTTTTTAAACAAGAGGTTCTTTCGGTATTCCACGAGATATACGATGAAAATGACTTTTCATCGAAGTATGTTTTCGTGGCTACAATCGAACACACTCACGACCAAATCGAGTTTATCAACAAATATTGGGATTGCATTGACGAAATAATGTCAATCCTAAACGACCACAGAAAAGAAAAGGAGAAAAGTTTATGAAGTTCACCGAAAAGACGATTAAGAGACTAGCCGAAATTGGGTTCAATCGCACAAATGTCAAAAGACAATATGTCAACAACGAGCATACCGTTTGGATTGATTTGTCTAGTCGAGCAAGCGTTTCTATTTCTATTTTCGACTTTTTTACAGGTGCTAATGCTGACTGCGATTCCTTGCGCGTTAGAGCAATGAACGCGATTACGGTTGCCGAGCGAGCCGAGGAAATCATCAAGGAGAACGGGAAATGAAAAAGACAATCAAGTTGAGAGACATGACTTTTGAACAATTCGGCAATTACGCCCAGCGCCAATGCGGGCAACATTGCCAAAATTGTCCATTGAACTTTGTTTGCAATGCCTATCATTCTTGGACTGAACACAAGAAATCGTTTACCAATGAGTTCCTCGACCAAACGGTTGATGTTGAGATTCCCGATTTGCTCACGGAAGAAGAAAAAGGAATATTGAAACAACTCATTAAATCATCGGCTTTTGAGGTCAAGGCAATCGAGTTCGTAATTTCTAGTGATTTTGTATGTGTTGAGTTCATCAACAATAGAGGAAGCGAGCAAAACGACTGCTTCCATTTCCAAAAGAGTTTATTCAAAGGAATTGAACAAACAAAACAATACACCTTTGAAGACCTTGGCTTGGAGGTCAAGTAAATGTTCAAAGTGAATACCGAATTCCAAAAAGAAATGAATCCAGATGAAAAAGAGCCAGCGCAAGAAGTTGATTGGCATGAAGAATACAAAAAACTATGCGATTCGATTCAGCAAAGCCAAGAAAACTACATTGAGGAAGTCAAGAGATTAAACAAGCAAGTTCAATCATTGCTTTGGGTTATCGGCAAACTTCAAGAAGGAGAAAAGAAATGAAAGCCTATATCTACTGCACGCAAGCGAAGCCCTATTTGATTTCAATGGGGAAAGATACCAAAGGTGTCGAAATGTTCCAAATCATTTTCGACAAAAAAGATTGGTCTAAAGACGAGAAATACTTGAATGGTTCGATCGTTGCCGAGTGCGATGTCAAGGAAGCGTTTTTTCTAAAGGATTTTGATGGGGTTAAGTATGCAGAAAACCCCATTATGCACGAGCATGAAACCCTTGGGCATCGGCATTGTCTTACAGAAAAGGAACTTGCTTCCTATGGCAAAGGGAAAACTCTATATTGCTACCACCTAGAACACGTTAAGCCCATTGAGTTGCACCTCTCCGATTTATACGAGGACGAGGATTGCACGAAACCACTCACGAAAGCGCCGCAATCGTATAGGTTCGCATACCGCAGACACGATTGCACCGATGAAGAAGCGCGAATGATTAATAAATGGAGCGACCAAGAAGGACACGAGTGTTTCCAAGATGTCTATGGTTGGTATTACGTTGAAAAATGCCTTATCTTCTCCGACCACCCCGAATACTGCGCCAAAATCCTAAATGGCGAAAAGGACTTGGAGGTGCGGAAAACGAGAATCAAAGGGGTGGAATACAAATGAAGAAAATACTTGTAATAACGTATATGCACCCAGTGTACCGAAGAAAGCGGCTTATTTGGGCCACGCTTCCGCTACGTTTAAAGTCAACGGCTTTTATCGTTGCTGACGGAATAGGCGCGAATAAAAGGCCGAAGGTCGAGGTCTACGCCAAAGTCGGCGAAATCAAGCCGAAGAAAGGGAAGCCATGACCAAGAAGCAGACTTTATTCCTGCAACTCGCCGTGGCCTTCGGCTCATGCTCGGCGGTTCTGACCGAACTGGCGATAATCTGGAACCCTTGGCTATGGATTGCGGCCGCAGGAAGCGCCATGGCCTTCGTTGGCTTGATCGTGGCGTTCGCGAATGAAAGGAGCAAGCGATGAAGATATACGTTTTGTCCAAGAAGATAGGCAAGAGATACAAACCGACTGGATTGGTGTTCTTCGACTTCAAACAAGCCGAGGAAGCCAAAACCCGTTGGGGGAAGGATTATAGGGTAGACACCTACAAAAGATTCGTCCGTTAGCGCAATGGTTAGAGCGAGCGACTTATAATCGCTAGGTTGGGGGTTCAAGTCCCTCACGGACGACCAAAGGAGAAAATATGAATCCAGTCACTAGGCAATACGCTTTGTACGATTTCCTAAAGCAGTGCTTCAAGAGCCAGCCCGACCGTTGGTTCTCGGCCCAAGAGATTTCCGATTGCTTCAACAATGCGGGCTTGGCCTACTACCAAATCGCGACCGACCCGAGAACCCACAACCCATGCATTGCGCTTTCCGAGGATGTCTTCTCCATCAATTCCGACACTTCCTATGAAAGGGTTATCCTCACCAAGAATAACTGCTACAAACTCGCCAAAGATTACGATGAGGCGCAATCGCTGGTCGATTGGTTCGACCGCAAACTCATTTATTACGGCAGCCTCAAATCGATCATCGAGAAGAAGCGCTCGCGTGACGGTCAGGGCAAACTGGTCAACAACGCCGGCAACGCCATGCAAAAGGGAAATGAGGAGTTCCACAACACCTATGGACGATAAACCGAATTATTCGATCGTGGTCAATTTCTCGCGCCTGTTCGGTACGAGGGTGATAGAGAAACTGACTAGGAAAGAAGCGCTCATCATCTACAACGCCCTTCGTTGGAAGAGGGGCTACAACTTCATCTATCTCTATCAAGGCGAAACGATAGAGAAAGGCCACTCGACTAGAAAATGGAGGAAACAACATGAAGAAATTAACTAGTTACTTTGCGATAATCTCGGCGCTTTTGGGGATTGTCCTCATCATCGTTGCGCTATGCAACCTACCCCAATATGTGGACTATATCCCATTCAAGGATATCGGCGCTCATCACGAAGGGATTTCCTTTGGGTGCTTCGTTGGCTCGGCCTTCTGCTTCTTCCTCTCGGTCATTTGCTTGGCTATCGGGGGTCTAAGCGATGAATAAGAACAAGCGCAACAAGATAATCTATATCGTGATAATGTCTTTGGTTGTCGTGTCCATAATCGTATTCGGCATAATCGCCATGTACGCCAGCGGTTACACGATCGAAAGTTGGTGCGCTAAGTTCTGGCCTTGGATTGTCCTAGTGGCCTCGGCGCTAATAATAATGGGCGGCGGCTTCTACTTCTTTATCAAAATGGGGGATTGACCATGAAAAACTACGCTAAGTTGACCTACGCCAAAATCACTGACGGTATAGCCCGTCAGAGAATCATCACCTACGCGTGCTACGCGATAATCATAGCGACCGCGATTCTCTCTTCCGCTATCTCGATGACCTTCGGCCTAGAGGATTTCAACCCCTCGAAGTTCGCGTTCAACCTTTGCATGTCGCTCGCCATAGGCTTGACCGCTTTGCTGCTCTCCATGCGCGACGGGGAAATGGTCAACGACGACCGAAAGTCGGGCGACTACTTCGAGGCCAAGCAAGGCTTCAAGTCCACGCGAGCGAAGATCATAGACGTCGGGGTTTTCCGCCAGTACACCGATTTGGTCTACGAAAGAGAGAGGAAATCTTATGTCGATTCGGTGCTGGACGGCTTGTTCATGCCAGGATTTTACAAGCACGAATACCTAGAGGTCGATGACAAGACTTTCAAAAAACTATTGACAGAGCCGACAATCTTCGAGAAGAAAGACGGGTCTAAGGTTCCGTTGGACACTTTGTCCAAAAACCAATACAAAGCCATTAAGCAATTCCGTAACGGTCGCTACAAGTTCAACAAACTAGACTATTCGTTCTTCATCTCTAGGGGCCGCAACGGCTACAAAGCCCAAGCGGACTTGCAGGACAAGGAACGGAGCATGAAGGTCATGGCGGTCATCTACCGCGGCGTGGTCATCGCTTTGTCGGCGGTCATCTTCGCCCTAGCCATAGTTAACCCCACGAGCGCAAGCGGTCAGCAGGTCGCCTTTGACGGAATCTCGCGCATTTGGACTATGGTGACTTCCTTGTTCATGGGCTACACGATAGCGAATGACGAAATGAAGAAGGACATAGGGGGTTTGGAATACAAGGTCGAGATAATCAACCAATATTTCAACGAGAAAGAGGTTGGCACGTTCAAGCCCCTCAATGTCGATGAGCAGATACTCAAAAAGATCGCGGAGAAGGAGAAAGAGAAAGTCCAAGTGGAGGTCATGCCCATGCCCGAGCCTCAGCCCATGCTTCCGCCCCCTGCGAAGGAAGAGCCGAAAGCCACTCCGCTTGACGACATTAAGTGATACAATGTTATTGACATAGCGCCTTCGCTATGCCGAACAACGCGGTTCCGATTTGCCTCCTAACCGCGTTTTTTTATGCTAAGATATATTCAGTCCCACCGATTTCGACTCGGTGGCGGGCTTCCATGGGGGAACGGCTATTAAGGGTAGCCGTTTTCTTTTGCCTAAGGCACAAAAAACAAAAGGGTATGTATTTATACCCTTTTGAACGCAAAACGCTTCCTAGACCCCTAAAAACGATTTTTAAGGCTATTTGGATATTGGCGTATCGGTCGGTGCGCGAGTGAAAACAGCGTCAAGGACATAGAACAATCCCCCCACGGCCTCGCAAATGACTATCACCAGCACCCCGTCCGAGGCTTGCTTCAATAAGTCCTCGCACATTTTGATAACGTAATAAAACACGAGGCAAGTGGCTACGGACATGAGCCATTTCAGGCTTTCCGCCAAAACGATCATGGCGTAATGCTTGCCGGCCTGCATCTCGTTTTGCGCCTTCATGCTCCCCAGTTTCTCGGCAATGTCGGTGCGTATTTTTAGCCAGTAGACAATCAATAATGGGATAATCACGAGCCATAGGCCGATAGGCAAACTCACCAAAGGCTTTTTGGCGCTGTCGCCCTCGGTCGAATAGGCGATTACGAAGAAAACGAACGGCCCTAGATAGGCGACCAAGAACCCGACCACCCTAAGCCAGTGGTGGATAAACGCGTTTTTGAGGTCGGCGCCCAAGTCCGCCCAAAACTTCTTCCACATTAGTTTTTCAAGGCTTTCTTCTTGGCCTTGGCTTCTTTCTTTTGGTCTTTGAGCGTGGGCACGAAGGCGTAGGTTTCAACGGCCTTGTCGCCCTTGGCTTTCAGTTCTTCGAGTTTGGCTTTCCTATCCTTCAACTCCAGCGCCCTTTTCGCGGACAGGGATTTCACGTCCGACATACGCTCGCATTTCGATAACTGCTCGGTGAAGTCGATATCCTTATCCGTGTTTTGGATTTGGGTTGCGACAAACGCGCAGATATAACTCACGAGCCAAAAAATCCTAGAGAGGGTTATCCCTCGGTAGTTCTTGTTCTCTTGGGCGTTGGTGACGGTCTTTGCCAAAGAGGCTATGGCAGGCACGCCAACTACCGCGATGAAAGACACCGCGCTCGCTAGATAGGCGTTCCAGCCGTTTTGGTTGAGCCAGTTTGAGATATTCGCAATCCAATCGGACACCGCGTTTGAAGATATCATTGTTCTGCCTCCCCGAAAATCTTTATGAACCGAGCGACCACGCAATCGTATTTCGCCAATAGGTTCTTGCAATCTCCGCTGGCTTCAAGCGCTTCGGCTTTGGCTTTCATCGCCTCGACTTTTTGATCGGACGAAACGCCATTGTCCAGTTGCCAGTCCAAAAGAAGGGAATCGCACGCGCAGACGAAGCGCCATTTGGAATAATAGGACTTCTCATAATTGAGTTTGTCCTGCTTTTCCTTTTCTTCGCTCTCGGCCTTTTGGATAGCGAGTTGCTCATCATCATCGGCCTGCTTGTTCTTCTTCGCCAAAAGTTCAATCGATGAAATGTCGTTTTGGGAATTGAACTCATGGACTTCCTCGACCCCGATTATTTGGCCTTTGGAGTTGTGCTTATAGACAACTTGCTTGTTCATTTTTCCACCTCGGGCGGCACATAAATGTCGCCAGTTTCCTCGAACTCGCCCATAGACCTCGTTTGTGGGATTATCACTTCATCGGTGTAGACATTCCCCGAAGCGATTTCCTTCAAGCAATATCCATGCTCTTGCCCCTCGATATAGGAATAGACCCGACAAAGGGCTTGACTCGAACTCGCAGAAACGTAAACCTCTTGCTTAATCATGTTTGTTTACCTCATTGCTCCACCAGTCTGCAGTAATAGGTTCCAGCCGTGGCTACGGTGAAACTGGAGCCAGTCGTATTCACCTGAATCGTGCAACGCTCGTCCGAATACCACTTGCAATTATAGGTCGTGCTTCCGTAGGCCGAAGTCCCTGCCAAAGTATCCCCGACCGAGGCGTTCAAATCACCGACTAAATAATTCGTCCAAGACGACCAGTTGGTCGAGTTCCAAAAGGTCGCCAGCATATTTCCAGTCGTCCCCGCGAAGGGAACGTGGACGAGAAGGGAAGATGAAAAACCATTTGATAACCCCAACAACGTAGGAACGGACGACATGGTTGGGCCACCGATATAAAAGGTTTTGATAGAAGTGCAACCATCAATAGCGCTTTGGCCGATAGAGGCCGATGAGGTAATCATGGACGGGAAAGAAACGCTCGTAAGGGAGGCGCAATAACCAAATGCGTGGTCTCCAGCGATTGAAACGAGAGGAAGATTAACGCTCGTAAGGGAGGCGCAACTAACTAGCCCAGCACGAGCAACCGAGGTGGCGTTCGGAAAGGATACTGATTCGACCCCAGAACCATTGAAGTTTCCAACCGTGATGAGTTTGGGAAGATTGACTTTCTTCAAAGATGTGCAGTTAGAGAAGCAACTATCGAAAAGATAGGTCACGTTCGGTGCGGAAACATAGGCGAGTTTTCCCATGTTGATAGCCGTTGCGCCATATCCGAAGCAAGATAAAGTTCCAGTAAGATTAGGAAGGTAAACCTCTTGAAGGCTTTTCGAACCAGCGAAGAAGGAGTTTGCCAAAGATGTTCCGTTGTACCGAAGTTTGGTGATAGGGCAGGCCGAATCGGAGAAATTGGAATCAACCGAAGTAAGCCTCGTATTCGCAACGCCAAAAGCGGTTATGTTGCCCATGAATTGAATATCATAGATTCCCAAAGCGCTTGTAGGCGAAGTTATGGGCGTTAAAGACCCCGAACCCAAAGCGGTTATGGTCGAAGGGATTGACAACCCGTCATAGGGGTCGGACGAAGTGAGGTAGGCCGTTATCCCCGAAACGTACATACCGCTCGTCAAAGTGGTTTCGGAAGTCGTGGGCGTAAACCAGTATCTCCCATAAAGCGAAATGTCGTTCACGGTGTAAACCGAGCCGTATAAGGCCGCGTAGTCGTCCAAGGAAGACGAAGGGACGTAGATATTGAGTTCAGTGCCTTGCGACAAATCGGTCGGCAAAGCGTTTTGGATAGTGCTTAAAAGAGAGGAGGCGTTCCGCAAAACGAGTTTCGTGAGATTGGTCATGTTGGCGAAAGCGGAGGCCCTCAAAGTCGTCACCGAGGTGTCGATTGTTTCAACCGAGCCGTCCAAAATGGCCTCGTAAGGCGTGTTGACCGTGACTTGCGAAAACCCGTCCAAGGGTTGCCCTTTGGCGTTGTTGAAGTCGTTTGCGTTGTAAGTGCCGTTCGCGGTGAAGGTTTCCGAACCCAATCTCGCTGCTGGGCGACCGCCTGGGCGACCGCCCACGAATCCCGATGATAAAAACGCTTGCGCCATTATTGCTTCCTCGTTATTTCAACATGTATGGTTATAGGTGTAGTCGGGGCTTCCGTGAGGTACTTGCAATAGAAGGTCACGACCCCATTGGAAGCAATCTTAGCCAAAAGCCCCCACTCGGCTTGGCTGTCCGTTCCGAAATCGAAAGTCGCGGTCGGGTCGATTGAATCCACGGCTATGAAGGACATTTCGTCCGTGGTTAAAGCATTGGGGAAGTCGGTCGAATCCGCGTAAATCATCATGGTGTTGGAGGCCGTGTCGGTCGAGGCAGTCCACGCGGAGGCAGGAATCGTTATGTCGGAAGAATAGATTTGCTTATTCAGGCCAATCATAGCGGTTCCGATTCCGATAGCGGAAGTGACCCAAGATTGGGTGGCAAAGCCTAAAGAGCCAACCCACTCTTGGGTTGCCAAGGTCGAATCATCGGTTATGGCTGGCAATGCTAACGCAAAACCATTGAACAGGATTTCGCCGTATTCGTACATGGTCGTCCCTGCGGAAGTGGCGAACTCCAAATAAGTTGGGTTCATCACCGCCGAATTAGTCCCGTTTGCCCAAGTTGACGAATAATTCCCGAAGTTGACGGGGCCTAACATGGTTCCTCCAGTCAAAGGAAGATGCCCAGTCGGTTGAGTCCAGTCCTCCCATGCGGTTCCGTCATAGGTTCTTTGCGAAGCCACGAACACCGAGTTCGAGGCCAACTTGTAATAAATGGTTTGGGTAGTCACTCCGCCTGCGTAGCCAACGAGCAATAGATAGGAATTGCCCGAAGTATCGGTGAAGTAATACGCCCCTGCGTTCTCGGAGCCGCAATAATCGTCAATTATGCTATCTCTTGCAAAGCCGAAATGGATTGAGCCTAAGTTCGGGATTTTAAGCCCCGAAACGTAGTTCATCAGCTCTTTCCACTGCGCTTGGTTTATCGACTCGCTCCAGTTGGTGCTTGAACTGGCGGCGTTTACCATTATCGAGAAGGTCTGCGAAACGATGACCTGCGTGAGGCTGGACACAACGAGGTTGCAGGCCATGGGGCCGTTGACCTGCGTGTAGAGCGAGGAAAGGTAGCAATAGAAGCCCCAATAGGGCGTCCCCGCGATTTCAACGCTCCCCCATGTCAAAGCGAAGTTAGCCAAAGCGGTCGTAGCGCCGTTCGGGGTGCAGGATAAGATAGCGGAGTATTTTTTATAATTCTCCTGCGTGATAATGTCGTGCGAGACGAAAACCCGCTCCACCGAATCGGAATATTGCATACAATACCCCGAATTGATTTGCTGAATGAGTTGGTTGCCCGTCCCGAAGTGGAAGAATTGCATATTTGTTTCCTTTCTCAATATATCATTTTAGAGTCGGTTGTGAGAAGAAAAGAGGTAGAAGGCGAACGGAGAGCCGCTTGCGATCGTTTCGTTGACCGCCAATAAAGCGTTTCCGTTCTCGTCCGCTATCATCAGGCTGGAGCAGGCCGAGCCGAACGAATACTGCGAGTCGCCGTCATATAAGGTAAGGCTCGCTCTTAGGCCGCCTGCTATGTCCATTGAGAACTTGAAGCCAGTCGTGGGGGTGAGTTCCGTGCCAAAAGCCTTCGTCTCAAAAGGCGAATAGACCCCGTTGACGAACACGCGAACCTTGCTCGGCAAAGACTTCGAGGCGAGGTAGGATTCCTCAAAGAGTTTCGAGTAAATCATCAACGGCGAGTTTTGGTAGGGCAACGCGATTATCTCGTAGTTCAGTTTGAAAATGTCGTTCGGCCTTTTCTCTATGGCGAGGCTTTGGAAAGCGACATTGCTCGAAAGCGGTTCGGAAGCCAAGGGGTAATCATCGAAACTGGCGACTGCGGACGAGGGGCAAAGCCAAATGTTCGCGGTGTCGGTGAAACCGCGGGCGTCAGTGTAATAGACCGCGAATGAAGTGAGGTTGTTGAACCAAGAAGTGACGACTTTCAAGCCGTTCCCTGCGGAAATAGGCTGGTCGAACCCACCTTCAAAACATAAAGCGTTGCCAGCGCCATAGGCCAAAATCGGCATATAGACATAATCCGTTTGGGCCGTTCCGCTTGAAGTCGCGTAATTGCCTTGGAAAACGGCGAAGTCGATAGAATCGACCGAAATCGTTGAGGTCGATGAAAGATAGGTGTATTGCGCCTCTCCGCTTGGGATTAGAGCGCTCCACATTGAAAGCAAAGTATATTGGTCGAAGTGGACTCTCGTTCCGACTCCGCCCGTCAGCGAGAAATAAACGTACTCTTGGTAAATCGTTTCGCTGGACAAGCACCTTTGCGTGTCTATGCCAGTGTACCTTATGTCCCTGTCCAAAGTTATCTTGGAAGAGAGTTGGTTGTAGTTCGCGGTGAGTTGCAGTTCGCATTTTATCCCGTTGCCCGAAATCGTTTGCTTGACCGACTGGACGACCCACGTTATGCCGTCTTGGATTATCGTTTGCCCTTTTTGCGGAACCTGCGAGGCCGAAGAATAGGTGTAAACGACCTGCCTAGTTTCCTCGCCTAGCCTAGAGGCCAGCCCTAACATATTCGACCCCATTTTGTTGAGGTCGATGACCGCGCCCGATTGCCCGATCAAACTTTCCCCTGCGCGTTTGTCATCGGGGCTTTCGACCCTCAAACAACCGTCTTGGATAGGGATATACTCAACCCTCATGCGAAGATTCCAAATATCGTTCTTCGTTTCATCGGAGTTAAGGAATACTTCCGTTGGAGAAACATTAACGCCAGTCATTTTGAAAAGAGACGATATAAGAAGAAGTTTGTAAGCATAATCAGAACCGCTTGCGTTTTGGTTTATCGTCCCCACATAAATGCCCTTTTGGCCTTTTTGATACCAAAAGGTATTCGACTGCGTTGCCGACATATTCGCGCTTGTGCTTGTCTGCGTGTCGAGCAAAGACCATGCGGATTTCTCAACAACGAAATCGTCTATGTCCAACTGAATATTTATAGGGTAATCATGGCCTAAATCCTCGCCATGGTTGCAGTAAACATAGCACCGATTTATGAAGGCGATTGCTTGTGGGGTCGGGATATACCAGTCGTTAGCCTGCGGAACACCCAAAGAACCGCATTTTGCCTGACACCAAGAACCCGATACCGCTGGGAACGAAACAAAGTTCTTTTGGCTTCCGTTTTGGTAATTGGCGACAATGCCATTCGTCCTGTTCTCATCTTGAACCGAGCCTGCGTAGGCAACGAGATTGCTCGCCATGGCCCCGTTTCTTTGATTGAGGTATTCCACGCCCAAAACGCCGTTTTCGTCCATTGTAGGAACGCCGTCAAATGAGCGATAGACCTCGGTTAGGCAGTCGTAAAGCGTGTTGCCTTGGTTGAACTGGAAATCTGGCGCTGGCGTGGTATTCAGAAAATCAAAGAACTCGCCCGAAGTCGGCAATGAGCAAATCGCCTCGCTCGTTGTATTTATAGAATCGGTCGGCCTGAAAGCGCCGTTGATAATGCCTTGAAGCACGTTCAGGTATGAATAATAATAACCGCTTACATAAAGGGTTATATCGTACATTAACCTTGCTTTTAAGTCCCCTTGTCCAAGGTCGGCGCTAGAAGGTTGCGTTGCGTTTATCGTCAAATCAATAGTCCCTGCCGACTGCATAAGCGCAATTTGCGAAGGCGTTAGTTCTATTGATTGGTTGTCGTTGGTAAGGCTCAATGAAAAAAGCGGAGTCTCGGTCGTCCCCGAAACAGAGTTTACGACCACCGATTGCGCTGGATAACTCGAAGTGTAATTCATGCCGTCTACGGCTGGATAATTGTTTACCATTTTCGATGACACGAGAATTACCCTCATCGTCATCTTGGCGTTGGTCAATTTAAGTTTTGGCGATATTCCTATTTGATCTTTCCAGATATAAGAAACCGAACTTGTCCAGTTATAGGTTTTCGGAATCGGGAAATAACTCACATAGAAACCGCAGTTGGTCTTTACCCTGAACATTCCTAGATTGGCAGGTTGCGCGAAGTCCATTCCCTTGACTAGGTGGAAATGAAGTTCTCGCGTGTTTTGGGCGTACTGGACGGTGTGGTAATAAGAAGGGGTGGCCCTGTCGGCTATCTGAACTTGGTCGCTCACGATGACATAGAAATGCGAAACGGCGTTATCGTCAACGTAAGTCAGTTTCGCTCCAGTCGAAAAGCAAACCCTGTTGGTTATCGGGCCGACTATAATCTGCCCTTCGTCCAAGGATTCGTCCTGCGTGAGTTTTTGGGTCGGCAGGATAGAAACGTATTGAGTTATGTCGGTTCCGTTCAATAGCCAGTTCATACCCCTCGCTTCCCCCATGTGTTTATATCCGCGTTCCCCATGAGTGCGCGTTGCTCCGCTATCTGCTTATTCGCCTTGTCCGTCTCGATTTGCTGACGGGCGTAACTGACCGCCGCGCCTATCGGGTTCATCAAATGGCCTATGCCAGTCTTTAGGTTATTCAAAGCCATTTGGGACGAATAATCGCCCGAATAAGCCGTCCCCAAATCGACCGCGGTGGTGGTTATGTAAGAAGCGACCCCGATGACCGCCATGACGGCGGCTACCCAAGGGACGGCCTTAACTACCGCGCCCATTGCCGCGCCAACGGGGTTTCGGGCGGTCGAGATGACCGATTGCACCGAAATGGTCGAGGTGGACTTATCCTTTTCTGGTTCGGTCGAACTCTCATCGTTCTTCGGAACGGTCGGCGTGTCGGCGGAAGGGCTTGCCCCGCCTTCGAGTTGGACTACTATCCTGTAGTCCATTAGATACTCCCCACGGTGAGTTGAGGCTCGATCGTCAGTATGGCCGATACTGGTTTGCCTAAGTCCTCGGTCAGGCCAATGTCCTTGATGAAGCATTTTGTGAAGCCCGAAGTCCCGAACCACACGTTGCCGCCCACCCTCCAAATCTCATAGAGGGTCATGGCGGTGTCTTTGAGAGCGCCCGAATCTTTTAGCGCCAATATTTTCAGCCAAAAATCGTTCGCGCGAACCATGCAGGTCAGCGTGGCTACCTGCGCCCCCGATTGGGCTATGCCCTTCTGAAGGCTCGAAGAAAGCCCCTGTTGCTCGTAGGCCATTGCCGAACTGGCAACGCTACGCGCGACTGGAACAAGGGTTTCGGAATAGGTGACACCTTGGTAGACGAACGAAATGCTATGTTCTATTTGGTTGCCGAAAATCAGCCCTTCGGCCTGACCAGCGTTGAGCGACCCCGAAAGGTAGAACTCGCAGGTCATGGTCGCCCATTCCCTAGAGAGGTTGACCGTCTTGCCGAAAATCACGTTGACGGATTCTTTCACCTGCGAATATTGGTTCATGTCCAAATACTGCATTTGGCCCATGGTCGGAACGCCCAACGCGCAAACGCAATAGCCCGAACTTGCGCCGAAGTTTATCTGCTGACCATTGACGGCGCTCGCTAGGTATTCAAAGTAATTCCTGACGGCTAAGGTGTTCGCCACGGGGAATAGGAAGGTCATCGTCAAAGACATAGACCACATATTCACGTTCGGGAACGCCTCGTAGCGACCAGCCGAGTTCTGCTCGACCATGACGGGGAAGCGCGTTTGCTTGTTCTCCAGCGAGGCCACGGAATCGGCAAAGGGAAGTTCGGGCGAGCGAACATCGAAATAAGTCGAGGTGTCGGGCCTAGTCAAGGACGAAACCAAAGAATCCGTCCCGTTGAGGACGGCTTGGATTTTAGCGACGAACTCTTGAATGTCGATCATATGTCGTACCTCCCGTAGCCCTGCTCATCTTCGGTATATCCCAGTTTCTCGGCTTTGTTGAGGACGACTTGGAAGGCGAGGTAGGTCGCCTTGTTCGATATGAAGCCGTCATGCTTATGGGAACCAGGGTGGAACTTTCCCCCGAACCTCCCCCCTATGCCGAAGGGCAAAGGCCGCCCGAACGCGTGCGGTATGTCATGGGGCGAAGTGCCTTCTTGCAAATAAGGGATATAGGGCGCTACCGCCGAATCGAAGGTTATGGTCGAAATCGAAGCGCCTATCATCTTTTGGACTGGCGTTTGGTAAACCGCCGAATCCCTTAGTTTCCCCGTTTTCAAAGGAAACCACGCGGAGGCTTTTATCTGCCTCATGGCGGAGTTCGTCCACTGCAGGCAAAGGTTGTCGCGTTGCCTCTCGGTCATGTTATGGCAATCCTCTTAGGCGACATTCTCTCGTTGAGTTCTTCGTTTTGAGAATGAATACGCAATTTCTCGGTGTGAACCTCGAAAGACTGGACTCGCCATAATCTTCCGCCGTCAAGCATGAACTTCGAGATTTCGGACGAACCTATCATCACTATGATATCGTCTTTCTTCATTTCGGAGATTCTCAAAGGCAGGTAATTCGCCTCGATATAACTTTGCGAACTGGAAGCCCAAAGGCCGCCCACCGAAGAACTCTGCTTCGTCACGGTGAGTTTCTTGCCCTTGAAATAGACGGGCGGCAAAAAGTCGTTGAGCGAATCGCCCAAAGCATTATCCTTCCTGCGGAGATACGCGCAGGTCTGAACATTGTTTTGAGGGTTCATCAGTACGCCCAATCCGCGTAGGCCGTTTGCGGAAGGCTCACGCCAAGGTAAAATCGCTTGTTGAAATAATACTGAAACGGCCCGACCGAAACGTAGCCGTCCAAGAGAATATCTTGGGCTTCGGGGCAAATGCGGACTTCCTTGATAAGTTTAGGGTCGATTGTCACGTTGTTGTTCGGGTCGATAGGGGAAACATTGGCTATGGAGTCGTAGTTCGACTCGGAGTCGGCTTCGAGTTGCGCCCTCAACGCTTCGAGCATAAGGCTCATTCCCTGCGTTGTGCATGATATGAGCCACTCAACGAAGCGCCAGTTGTAGCCAGCGACTTCGTGTTTGAGGAATCTATAGACATGGTTGGTGTAACTTTGTTGCTTGCGCGAGATTTCATCGTCCGACAATTCGGGCATGAGGTTCTTTATGATAGAGCCGTCCAAAAGCCAGCGGTGGGTCACGGGGTCGTATACCCTTTGCCCCTCAACGCTGACGGGAGCGACATAGACTTCATTCAATGTTGCCATGGTTTTTAAGGTTTTGCCGATCGTTGGGGTCGAACCAACAATCCGTTATCGGCATGGTTGGGGTGGGAAGGAGGACGAACCCACCCCTTAAACGCTCACGCGTTCAATTCGCGGTTAGGCGACCAGCACGGAGTAGACGGCGGAAATCTGCCCTTGCGCGGTGTAGGCGATGACATTGGCGTACTTGCCAGCGGTCAGGCCGAGGCCGCTAATGGTCGCGGAGGTCGAGAGTCCCTTCACGCTCGCGGCGGCGTAGCCCGTGACGAAGGCAGGGAGGTTGGTGACGGCGCTATCGCTTTGGAAGTAAGCGAAGCCAGCGACTGCGGCGGCAACGGTCTGCGGATTGCCGGCCTGCGCGTAAGAGGTGTAGGTCGGGGCGCAAACGATCTTGGCCGCGGAAGCGGAAGCGGTCGCGGTCAGCGCTAAGTCAGCGAGGCGCGAGCCTTTGCCGATTATGGTCGGGGTCTTGGAGATGATTCCGAAGATTCCGAACGGGTTGACATAGTTCGCCTGCATGATGAACACGTTGCCCTTCGTGAAGAAGGTAGCCGCGCCCATGCGGTAGTTCGGCTGGAGCCGAGTTCCCTGACCTTGCGGCGCGGGAATGGTCTTAACGCCGTTGTCGGCGAGCGCGAACTGGTTGGCGTAGCCCGAGGATTCGACCGCCATGAAGCCCGAAGCGGCGAGGGTGCCATAGGGGAAGCCAAGGTACTCTTCGGCGATACGGATTTTCATGGGCGAGAGAAGGTTCATGTCAACGGCCCCATAAGTGCCGTGATAGCCGTCTTCCATGGTGTTCTTGACATCGCCTTCGGAGAAAGCGCCAGTCTTGAGCATTTCTTGGGCGAAGTTAGAACCGCCAACGATGAACGCGCCAGTCTGGCGGATAAGTTTGGTGATTCCGTTGATATAGAGGATACGGCGAGTGTCCTCGGGGAAGATATCAATCCCGTTGGCGGGGTCGCCAGCGTTGAGGTCGTCTTCGGCTTCATCGAAGCACGGGCGGATACCGTCAGCCTGACCAGCGGTGTAGGTGACGACATTCGCGTTGGCGGAGTCGTTGTAGAACGACTGGAAGAACTTGGTGGCGAGGCACATACCGTTTTTGACGAGGTACACGCCTTTGCCGATTTGCTTCGACCAATCGTCAATCTTCAACTGCGGGACGAGCGAGAGGTTGTTGAACGGAACGTCAATGTTGGTATCAATAACGTCCAAAACCTCTAAGAGACACTCGGAGTTGGTGACTTGGAGAGCCGAACCGCTGAACGAACCGCCGTTCACGCTCGCGCCTAAGCGCCGAGGGAGAATGGGCAGAAGGTCGGGTTTCGGGACACGGATTTGGCTGACGGCCTCTTCCTTCGTATAGGACGAATAAACGCCCTTGTTGTCGCGCTCGGAATCGCCTTGGAGGTAGGTTTCGAGGACTTTTTCGGTAATCCGTATGTCTACGGAAGTACCATTGACTTGACTAGTAAACGGCATAAGTTTTTTTTCCTTTTCGCTATGAAGCGATTATCTCATTCCAGCCTTTTTCTGCAGGAGTTCGATCTTCTTTTCATCGGAAGATTCTTCGCTCTCATGCGGTTCAGGTTGGGGGTTCGCGCCGATTGGCGCTGGATTTGAACCCTGAGGAAGCGGAGTCCCTAGAGAGGCTAATATGCCTTCGGCGGACTTCAATCTCCCTGCCAGCCCTTCAACGGTCTTGGCGAGGTCGTTGTATTTTTCTTCCCAATCGACATTGGGCGAAGGTTGGGCTTCCTTCGGTTGGGCCACATTCGGCTGAATCGGCTCGCTCGGCTTCGGCTGGGGTTCTCCGCCCTTTTGCGCCTCATCGGGTTTCGCTTCTTCGGGCTTGTCTTGGCTCGGGTCGGCTTTCGGGGCCTCTTTCGGGGCTTCGGGTTCGGTAGGCGGAACCGCGCCTTTATCCACGGCTTGCTCGGGCTTAGGTTCTCCGCCTTCGCTAGGCTTGCCGTTCGGAACATCTTTCGGGGCGGTTAAATCCTGTATGAAGTTAGCCACCTCTTTGTCGACTGCGCCATAACCTTTCAGTTTGGCTTTCAGTTCATCTTCGTCAATAGTGATTTGAGCCATTATTGTCTCCTTATTTGCAATATATCACGAAAACCTGTCCGCTGAACGGGAAATCAGTCCCGTCTCGGTTCGGCCTCGGCTTCGCCAGCCTCTTCCGCGCCTTCGTGCAAAGCCTCTTTCACGGCGTGGCTTGTCGCTTCGTAGGGCGATTTGCCGTCATTGATTGCGTACTTTGCGAGAATGTTTTGGAGGTCGCGTTTGTGGCGTTCCTCGTCCTCGATTATGGCGATGAGGATTCGCTGGCTCTCGGAGTCCGCGCCGAACAAGGGCAACGCTTTCTTGTAGCCCTCGATCGCTTCGTCCTCGTCCTTGTGCAGGAAGGCAAGCACCCCAGTGATAGGGTCGTCCTTCCCCATTTTGAGGATTTTCTCCGCGCCCTCTTCGCCCACTTCTTCATCGGGCTTAGAGAACTTCTCGAAAGTCTGCTTCGCTTCGTTCATACTGCTCTCCATTCTTGGGGCGGTATGCCCCATTTATTCGCAAAGGATTCGTATTCCTGAATCCCTTTGTACCAAAGTTTTTCGTACTCGGCGGCCTTTTGCTTGTCGATTGCCGACATGAGTTTGGCCTTGGCTTTCAACCCCCTCAACCGCCTTTCGGTGTCGCGCATGAGTTGCTCGGCTTTCGAGGTTTCGGAGGCTTCTTCCTTGGACGGCTTCAATATATCACCTTTTTCGTAGGGTTTGAGGAAGTGTCGGCAGTTGAAGCCCGATAAGATGAAATTGTGGTAGCCGTATTTGTCGGTCCGCGCGAGCATATCGTTCAAGGAATAAATCGGCTGACCGTCTATTGATTGACCCGTCTTGAAGTCGGGGCTGACGGAACTTAGGGTTTTGGAGACGATTTTCCCTTGGTCTGGGAAGCAACGGTCGGAGCAGTTTTGGTGAACCGAGATTCGGAACAAATCGCCGCCAGTTTTCAAAGTCGCTTCCATTCTTTCCTTTTGGTAGCCCCACCTGACCTCGGTTTCTGCCTCGCTCCATTCGGAAATGGGCCTAACGCCATAGGAAGGGGTGGCGGAAGGCTCTTGGCCCGACAACAATTCGATCGAGCCTTTGACCTTTGAGGGGAGTTTACGCGCTTCGATTAAAGTATCAGCCATGCCGTAAGAAGTTGGAAGTTTCTCGGCCTGCTCGACCGCCTTGGCTGGGGTCTTGGGCAAAGTCGGTATCGCCAGCCTCGCCTCATCGACCTGCGTTCTCGTTTTCGGTATCAGGTATTCCCACTTCAAAGCGGACTGCCATAACCCGTTAGCCAAAACGCTCTTGTCAGAAGAAGGTGGCAACTCCTTAATCATGTCTTTAATGGCTTTCTCGATTTCGGCGTTGACGAAGGCCATGCCGACCAAAGATAGCATGGCTATCACGATGATTTCCTTTATCCGCATTTCGGCTTTCCGCACCGCTTCCAAAGCCTGCTTGGTGTCGGACTGCTCGGTTCGAGAACCGCTTTTGACCGATTTTATTTCCTGTTTTTGTGACATTTTCACGATTTCCTACTTCAAAACCTTCGATTTTGGCATTTTTTATTCCTTCTTGGGTTGTTTGAAAGAAGAAAAACCGCTTTTGGGTTGCTCGATTTCCAAATCAGCGCCCTCGATTTCGGAGAGGTCGTCTTCGGTTATGGGCTTGCCGTTATTTATGGCTTCTTCCATTTTCTTTTGATACCACTCATCTTCGTAGGTCATCGTGGTGAAAAGAGGTGGAAATGTTCCAAATATATCGACATATTGCTGAATTATTTTTGGTTCCATTTTTTAAGTTCGCCTTTCGCTATTTTGGAATAAAGTTCCTCGGCCTGCTTCGCTTGTTCGGGGAAGTATTCCTGAATCCTCTTCATCGAGGCTTGGTTTGTCGCTCTTGCCGAAACGTATTCGGCAAAGAACTCCGCTCCTCTTTTCATGCGGTCTTTTCCCCAATACCTACTGCCATGGCCCATTCCAGTTAGGCTCAGACCATACGAGGCTTCAAACATATCGGAAATATCCCCAAACTCTTGGTCGATAATCCCTTTGGCGTTTGCTTCGATTCCGAAAACGCTATTGTCGTTAATCTTGGCGCTTATTTCTTGAAGTGTCTTGTCAGCGGATTGCCTAGAGTCAATATCGTCCATTGCTCTCCAGTATTCTACCCCTGTAATTTCGTTATTATGGTATCGCTTATTAAGCGAATCTCTTTCATCGACATACTTTTTAACGGCGCTTTCCCTTTGCTCGCGGAGTTGATCTAAAACGGCCTTTTTCTTTTTGTATTCGGGGTTTGATTCGAGTATTTCCTTAGTTTTGTCCTCGACCGCTTTTTTCGCAAGAGCGTATGTTTGCGTTATCCCTTTGTCCTTGCGAAACTCGTTTATGGATTCGGCTAGGGTTTTGCCATTCGATAGTTTGACGGAGTAACTGGCAGGAACCCACCCTTTTATGTTGTACTTTTCATCGTAGATTCCTTGCTGGCTATAAATCGCGTCAATTGCGTGTCCGCACTCATGGTAAAAAACTCCGCCTTTGGAATAATGATTGTCCTGTAATCCTCCGCCACTGGACAACTTTACCAACGGCTGAGTCTGAACATAGGCCGACCCAAGCATAACGCAACAATCCTTTTTGCTTGGAGTAAAACTAGTTCCAGTCCCATTGAACGAATCAAGCAGAACTTTTTGGGAATCGGGGTCTCCAAAAGAAAAATCGGTTTTAATCTTTTCTTTGAGTTCGGTTTTTTTGCCTTTGAAGTTGCTATCAACGTAATCGCTGAATGTTTTGTGTTGTTGCTCTGCTTGCGCTTTTTGGTCGACCTTGATTTTCATTTCCTCTTTCGCTTTGCCTTCGGCTATAACGCCTTTGACCGCGCTTTGGTCGGCAGGCTTCTTGAACACCTGAAAATGGACGTTCGCCCCAACCTCGTCCGCGTATTCTCCCGAGGGGTCGCCGTTGCCTGCTGGAACGTAGTCCTGTTGCTCTCCTGCGGAGTTGGGTTTGGTCGGCATTAGTTTCCCCCTAAGTCGGGGAACAAAGGCTGGCTCTCTTTGTCGGCCTGTTTCTCGGCGTTGCACTTAGCAATCAAAAGTTGGATTTGGTCTTCGTCCATTTCGGGGTGGAGTTCGCGTATCGCTTCC